CTTCTAAAGAAGTAATCTAGTCCAACAACTAAGGGGGTTAGCCAAGCGCTAGCCCTCTTTTTTGTACCTAAAAAATGATATAATAAGATTATCAAACATCGGAAAGGATGTGCCCTCTATCAAAAAGATCCTACTAAAAAGTGGGGTAGTTGCTTTTTTGGTGGGTTTGTGGTTTATTCTATCTCCAATTAGTCAAGCACATGCAGATGAAACAGTAACAAGCCAAGTATCCTCATCTGATACATCAACGGCAACAATAGATTCTTCTTCAACAGTTATAGCACATACATCTGTAGAAAGCGCAACAGCCACGATAGAAGTAGCACAGGCTACAATTTCTCAGGCTGAAACAACCACGGCAGTCATACAAACCCAAGCAACAGCAATTACAAGCCCTACAGAGACTATAACAGCCACTATCACACAGGCTCAGACCTCTATTACCCAGGCTCAGACAGTAGTAGATAGTGCTACTGTGGCTGTAAATAATGTTATTTCTACCCAGACTTCTTTAAATCAAGCGGTAGAGACTCAAACGGCAATGTCTCAAATTGTAACTACAGACTCTGCAACAGTAACTACCTTGACAGATAGTATGACAGTTCTTAATGGTCAAATAGATAGCCAAACAGCAATAGTAATTTCTGATAGTGCTACAGTCCTTGCTCGTCAAGGAGATGTTACATTAGTTCAAAATCAAATTAGACTAGAAAACGCTGGCAATCCACAAACTACAGATCTTCCTAAAGACGATGACTGGGCATTTAGAATGGAACTTCCATATGCTCTTAGACTTGGAGATCAAACCTACACAGATGTTTATGTTGCCACAAATGGTTTGATATCATTTGGTCAAGCACAAGGATGGGGTGGTAATGCTCCAGCAGTTTATATTAACTTCCGTGACTGGTGGAATGTTGATTCAGATACATACGTAAGATATTCAACAACTATTAATAGTCTTTTGGTTGAATGGAATGTTGTTCCATATGCAACTCGTTCATCAAATACAGAAAAAACATATATGACATTTGATGCTGATGTAAACCCATTAGATGGTTCTTGGAAAGCGGATGTTTCTTCCGTAGGCATGAATGGAAATAATTATGATAATCCAGTTCAGGTTGTTCAATATCTAAATAATCAAATGCAAAGTATTTCTGTTCCACTAACATCTGGAACAAACTCCACTAACTTTACTGCACACATTGATAATACTGGGTATACTCCTTATACTCCAGCACCAGCAAATACAAACCTTGCAGAGTCATTAGTTACTGCACAAAATAATTTGACAACTGCACAACAAACTTTAACCGCAGCACAGTCTGTACTTTCTGGATTAATGTCAAATAAAAATGCACTGCAATCAGATATCAATGCAGCACAGCAGGCATTGCAAACTGCTCAGTCTAATTTAAATACAGCCAATCAGCAGGTAGTTTACTGGCAGGGACAAGTTCAAACAGCAAAATCACAACTGGACTCAGCAATCATGCTTGTAACTCAATCTATTGAAGCAATGGGATCAGCCGTAAATTCTGCTGACTCAATTGTAGATGCAACACTTGCTGCAGAAGAATCAGTTAGACAAGCAGCAGCCAGAGCAGAAGCAGAAAGACAAGCGGCAGTCGCTGCTGAAAATGCAAGAGCAGCAGAGGCTGCAGCAGCCCAAGCCGAAGCAGCAGCAGAAGCAGCCCAAGCAGCAGCAGAAAAAGCAGAGGCTGATAGAGTAGCAGCAGAAGAGGCTGCAGCGCAGGCAGAGGCTGAAGCACAACAGGCAGAAGCGGACAGAATTGCTGCAGAAGAAGCAGCAGCCCAGGCTGAAGAAGAGGCTAGAGCAGCAGAAGAAGCAGAAGCCCAAGCAGATGCTGAAAGATTAGAAGCAGAAGCAGAGGCAGCACGACAGGCTGAAGAAAATGCAAAGGAAGAAGCAGAAGCAGCAGAGGCAGAGGCTGAGGCAGCAAGACAAGCAGAAGAAGATGCAAAAGCAGAGGCTAAAGCAAAAGAAAAAGAATTAGAAGAAGCAAAGGCTGAGGAAGAAGCAGCACAAAAAGAAGAAGAAGAGTTAAAAGAAATACTTGAAGAAGCAAAAGATGGAAAAGAATTAACTGAAGAGCAAAAAGAAGTTCTTGTTGAAGCATTGCTAGAAGACCTTAAGCCTGGAGAATCAATCTCAGCAGCAGAAGTAAAAGCATTTGGCGTTTCATATGCAGACTTGCCACCATCAACACCAGTTGAACTTCGCACAGATGAAAATGGAAATGCCCTTGTAATTACCGCTGCAGTTGCAGCAAATATTGAATTAGTTCAAGATCCAGGAGCACTTCTATCAGCAGCATTTAATGATCCAGGAGCAGCCCTTGCAGCACTTGGAAGTATTGGTGCAGATATGACTGAAGCAGAAAGAGAAGAAGCAACAGATATGGTTGTAGCAACAGTTGTTGCAGCAGGAGCAGCAATTAATGCAGCAGCAGTTGCAACAGGTGGAGCAACAGGGGGAAGCACAGGTGGGGGAGGAAGTTCTGGTGGTGGCTCAGGCGCTAATTCACCAGGTTCAAGAGGAGGAAGAAAATGGTAAGAATACTAAAAAATATAATCAAGGATCTAATAGATCAGGCGTGGACTCTTCTTGGAATGTTTATTGCCTGGGTAGTATTAGATGGTAGTGCTAAAACCATAGTTGGATATGGAATCGTAGCCACGACTGCCTTGTGGATTATTACTAGTCCATTTAGAAATAAAGAAGAGTAGTATAATAAATCATATGAAAAGATTTATAGCCCTTGTATCAACAGTTACTTTGTCATTGATGCTTACTTCATGCGGAATGTTGGAAAATAGATACCGCTATGAATGCCATGACCCTGCTAACTGGTATAATAAAGAGTGTAATCCACCAATCTGTTTAGCGGATGGATTATGTTCTAAAGATATACTTGGTTTTGATCCTATGGAAGGTGGCATAAATGAGTAAAAAAAGATATACATCAGATGAACTGGATGCACGATTAAAGTTTTTTCTTGGCATGACATTAGGAACAATCCTTTTGTTTACAACTATGGGTATTTTGTATGCCCTTGTTTTTGTAACACAGCCAATAGGTGAACAATCAGAAAATGATAAGATGTTTTTTAATGTTTTGTCTTCTGTAGCAACATTCATTACTGGCACACTTGCTGGTATTTTAATTGGTAAGAATGGTGGAAGTTCAGATAATTCACAGACTTCTCAACCATATGAGTCACAGTCTATTCAGACATCTGAGCCTGCAGTTAGCCAGGTAGCAGATGATCTTGATGACTTAGATGACTTTATTGAATAAATAACAGCCTGTTTGACACTATTTAGGGTAGATGGTATACTTAAATATACCTATCTAGAGGGGCTTCTGCATGACTTGTATTGCTGTAGTAAAACATGAAGATAAAATTTATATGGCTGGTGACCGTGGTGCATCAGATGATGGAACCATACTTGCTTTAGATGCTCCTAAAGTTTGGAAAATTGGTCCATACCTAATTGGATATGCTGGTTCAATGGATGGCGAAAGAATTCGTTATAACTTTAAACCAACTGCCCCTAACATCAAAGATACAGATAAGTTTATGCAAACAAGGTTTATTAAAGAACTTAAAGAATTTTATAATGAATTCTGGGTAGATACATCCAAAGATGGTGATCTTGGTTTAATTGTTGCTGTTCGTGGTGAGATATATGAACATAGTTCTGCAGATATGTCTTTATCTAAATACACACTTCCATACCTTGCTATGGGGTCAGGAGCAGAGTATGCCTATGGTGTTTTATATGCTACCGATAAGCAAAAAAATGCAAGAAACCGTGTAGTCTCTGCGGTAAATGCAGCAATCAAATTTAGCCCATCATGCATGGGTCCAGTTGACGTGGTAAGCATTTAAAGGTATACTTATATTATGCATAAAGAGGATAGTATGGAAGATGAAGAATTTGGCATTTGGCTAACAAATGGAATTGAGCGGGGATGGGTAACAGAACCGTATTGCAATACCCATGATGGTGGATACCAGTATATGGGTGAAGATGAAGTACAAGAATGGGAAGACGGTGGCGACCCATGTTGCCATGTAGTCCGTCTAATGATCTAAGGAGAAAAATGAAAAAAATAGCAGTGGGGTTAATTGCAGTATTTGGTTTGGTATTACTACAACCAGCGCAGGCAGAAGAAAAAAAATCAATTGTAATTATTGATACAGCCGTAGACACATCTTTACCAGAGTTGCAGGGAAAGATCGTACATGAGGTTTGTTTAATGGAAGAACTTCGTTGTCCAAACAAGAAGTCTTTTATGGAAGGTCCTGGATCAGCAACACTTCCAGTTCCACAAGTATATTCTGGTGGATTTGCACATGGAACACAAATGTCTTTAGTTGCAACTAAGACTAACCCAAACATAAATATTGTTTTTATTCGTATATTCCCTATGGATAAGAATGGAAATGTTGCATATAATGCTGCAAATGCTAATAGCACAGTTAAGCAGGCTCTTGATTGGGTTATTGCAAATAAAACAAAGTTTAACGTTGTAGCCGTTTCTGCATCTATTGGTCAAAGACCAACAAAGCGTGGTGCTGCTTATTGTTCTATTAATAGGTTTGATTCTGGACTAAAGTCTTCAATTCAATCTTTAAAGTCAATTGGTGTAGCATCTGTATTTGCTGCGGGAAATGACAGAGATAAAGAAAGAATTAACTATCCAGCATGTCTATCTGATTCAGTTGCAATTGCTTCTATTAGTGACAGAGGAAATACAGAAACATATAACAACGATTCTGCAGACATTGATTTTTATGCTCTAGGAAGGTATGAATTGCCAAGTGGAAATGTTTCAGGAACATCTTCTGCAACGGCTGCATTTGCAGCGTTCTGGGCTAAGTCATATTCTGGTAGTTATCAAACTACATACGACAGTCTAAAATCTATTGCAATTACATCGGATACAAACAGAGTTAATACTGTTATTGATGTTTTAAAGTAAAAGGTTTTGGTCTGTAGTTCAGTTGGCAGAACAAGGCACTGTTAATGCCTGGGTCGTAGGTTCGAGTCCTACCAGACCAGCCAAGCGAATATTGCATAGTGGTAGTGCGTAACCTTGCCAAGGTTAATGTGCGAGTTCGATTCTCGCTATTCGCTCCAAACATTTGGTATAATAGTATTGTATCTGCCTACGGGGGATACATTAACTTATTCGCTTGAAAGGGGAATAAAATGGTAACACAGTTCGCAATGGATCTATTCAATGATCCTTTTTTTATTGGCTTTAATAGAGAGTTAAGCCGTCTCAACACAGCGCATAAAACAAATTCACAATCATATCCTCCATATAATCTTCTTAAACTAGATGAAGACACATATAGGCTGTCTCTTGCAGTTGCAGGGTTTACAAAAGAGGATGTTAGCATCTCAGTAGATAATGGAACCCTTGTTATTAAGGGCGAAATTATAGAAGTAACAGATGCTGAAGTAATTCATAAGGGTATTGCTGGTCGTAAGTTTACCCAGTCATTTGCTCTTGGTGAGTACATGGAAGTTACAGGTGCTGATATGAAGGATGGTATGCTACATATTAGTGTAGATCGTATTGTTCCAGAAGAGAAGAAGCCTAAGAAGATCGAAATCAAGTAGTACAATATAAATAGTCCCTACACAGGACCTTAGAGATGGAATAGTTACCCAACTATATGAGACCGTGGCTTAAGTGCCTGGAATACCTGTGTAGGGCATTCTACTTAGGTGTATAATAATAAGCATGAACAAAGAAATCAGTATATTGTGATTGATAAAAATAATTTAAAAATATGTAAAGGTTGTAAAGAAAACATCTTAACAGAAAATTTTGGATGGAGCAATAAAAAGAAAAGTATTTTAATGGCTAGATGTAAAAAATGTCATGCCAATAAACAAAAAATTTATCAAAAACAAAATGATAAAAAAATAAAACAATATCAAAAACAGTATAGTGAAACCAATAAAGAAAAAATTAGCAAACAAAGAAAAGATCATTATGAAAATAATAAAGAAAAAATTGCTAAAAGACAAAAAGAATTTTATTTAAAAAATAAAACAAAGATTGATGAGATAAAAAAACAACCTTGTGCAGATTGTGGAAACAGGTTTCCTACAGTTTGTATGGATTTTGATCATGTAAGAGGTAGAAAATTATACAATATAGCAAATATGAAAAGTCAAAGTTGGGAATTAGTTGAAGCAGAGATAGCAAAATGTGACGTTATTTGCTCAAATTGCCATAGAATTAGAACCCATGAGAGATTGACAAAGAAAAGCGCATAATGCTATAATTGATGTATAGCCAATTAATAGGAGGAACAACATGGCGGTTAAAGGTTCATTAGAAGCAATCATTGAGGTTGCGAAAAAGGAAGTTGGGACTATTGAAGGTCCTAAAGATAACGAAACAAAATACGGTGCATGGATGAAGGTTAATTTTCAGCCATGGTGCCAGTCATTCGTTTCCTGGTGTGCATACACTGCAGGAGTAGCAAAGTTTCCAAAGTCTGCATCAACAGTAGCAGCATCAGATGAATTTAAGAAGCAAGGTCGTTGGGCAGATGCTCGTAATGATGATCCAACTCCAGGAGACTGGATTTATTTTGATTTCCCAGATGATGGCGTAAATCGTATTTCACATGTTGGTCTTTGCATTAAAAATAATGGTGATGGAACAATTCAAGTTATTGAAGGAAATACATCTGGAACTGCAAAAGGAGACCAGCGCAACGGCGGAATGTGCGTAGAAAAAACACGTGCATACGTAAAGAATAAGAAGGGTCTTCTTAATGCAGTAGTTGGCTGGGGTCGTCCAGTATATGCTGGGGAAGAGAATCTAGCATTGCTTTCAAAAGGATCTTCAGTAATACCAGCAGAATCTGTTACAAATAAAACTTCTGCTGTTGTAGAAAAGAAAGAGTTTAAACCATTTAAGGTAGGCTCAAAGGGAGAAACAGTAAAAAAGGTTCAAGAACTTCTTGGAGTAAATGCTGATGGAGACTTTGGTTCAGGAACCGAAAAAGCAGTTAAGGTTTTTCAAAAGAAGTCTTCTCTTCCAGTAACTGGAATTGTTGATCAAGCAACACTAAAGGCATTAAGAGGTAAGTAGTGCCTGTATACGACTATAAGTGCACACAGTGCTCATCTACTATTGAATACAAAAGAGATTTTGGAGATAGTACAGAGCCCGTTTGTTGTAGTAAAACAATGCAAAGACAATGGCAGTCGCCAGGTGTACTTTTTAATGGTAGCGGATTTTATTCAACAGATAACAAAAAGTAGCGGTATACTATGAAGACAATGATAACAGAAGAAATCGTAGCAAAAGAGTGGGTACTTAAAGCAACTGATCGCTGTGATTCATGTGCAGCAGAAGCCCTTGTTAAAGTCACTGGTTTGACTGGAGACCTAATGTTTTGTGGTCATCATTACAATAAGATTATGGATAACCCTGAAGGATACAATAAAATGATGTCTTTTATGCTTACCATTATTGATGAGCGAAAGAAATTGGTGTTATAAAATGTATGAGTATTACGTAAGAAAAGTAGAGAACGTAGTAGATGGAGATACCATTGACGTTCTTATTGATTTAGGGTTTGATATTTTGTTTCAATCCCGTGTGAGATTGGCTGGTATTGATACCCCTGAGTCTCGTACAAAAGATTTAATGGAAAAGGCTCTTGGAATTGAGTCTAAAGAATACCTAAAGAAGGCTCTAAAAGATGCCAAGTCAGTTGTAATTAAGACTGAGAAGATGAACTCATCTGAAAAGTATGGTCGCATTTTAGGCTGGGTATATATTAATGGAGACACAGTATCTCTTAATGACATGATGATCAATGATGGCTATGCCTGGGGATATCTTGGAGATACTAAGGTAAAAGATTTTGAAGCACTTAAAAAGGCTAGAGCAAAATCAAAAAAATGAAACACATACTTTATTTTACTGCTGAATGGTGCAATCCTTGTAAGCGTGTTCGCCCTATTGCAGAAGATTTAAATAGGGATGGAATTGTTAAGATTCAGTTTATTGATGCTGATGATAACAATGAACTTTGTAAAAAGTTTGAGATTAAGTCAATTCCAACCTTTATTCTTATTGAAGATGGACAAGAGTTACGTCGTATTAATGGTGCTAAAACTAGAGAACAACTTGAGGATTTTATAAATGGCTAGCGAAGAAGATAAAATTATAGATGATCTTATCCTTAATGGTGGTCTTGAGGTTGCCGCTTTAGATGAAGATACAGGAGAAATGCTGTACTCCTTTACTCCTAAAATACAAGAACTTATGCCAGACTTATATGACGAGCACATAAGAGGTGTTAATTCTGAGGTGATGAACCTATGGGAAAAAGGATTTTTAAATCTAGACCTATTTGTTAAAGATCCCATAATCACAATCACAGCAAAGGCTTTAAATAAAGAAGAAATCCAGGGCTTATCGAAGCAAGAACGATGGTCTCTTTTTGAAATCATCAGACTGCTTCAGCGCAAAGTCTGATATAATCAGTAGATAGGTCTAGGAGGATACTAATGCCATATAGAGTCGGAGCCAAAGGCTCGTTCGGATGTTCTGGATACCCAGCATTAAAAGAGGGTACCAATGAAGTAATGGGTTGCCATACAACAAGAGCAGAAGCCGCTGCACAAATTTACGCAATAAATCGTTCAGAAGGCAACATTGATAAGTCTATGCATGTCATAAAAGAAGGTGACTTTGTTATGGGCATGACTAAAGAAGGAATGATTCATGGCATGGTAGAACATATTATGACAGAGGGTGGAACATTGGGAACTCCTGGATCAGAATATGCACTTGAATCTATGCCT